CATCGTCAGGGTGCAGTCAGGCATCAAACTGGCTTAAACGGCCGTTATTCAACGATTTGGGGCATAGAGGCTGGACATTTAATGGATCAGAAAAATAAAGCGAGTTACCTAAAATATGCGTCTGGCGATTGGAATATGGGATTTGTAGTCTTAAGTTTTGGTAAGACTGGCCACCAGGTTGAGTTAATCCCAGTTAATCATGACGGATCATTCCGATACAATAAAAGGTCTTATGGGGCGTGAAACAGATTATAAGCCCCGCACGATTGATGATCATATCGATCAATTTGAGGATATTAGCGTTATCTAATCGTTATAAAACACGCCGATAGTTTAGTTGTCGGCCTATTTGACAAGTGCCATAGTTACCTAATCAGCAGGTGAAGGGCCTGCAGATAGGGAGCAAGATGAAGACAGACATAAACACTAGACAGGCTGCACTGGATCTAGCAGATCGTGGTTGGCATGTACTGCCATTACTTCCACAAATGAAAGATCCACATTTTGGCTTGTGCCAACGCGCTTACTTATCAGCAACCACTGACAAGAAGTTAATAAATTTCTGGTTTGATTTTGATCCTAATATCAATCTTGGTATTGGGTGTTATCAATCTGGACTTGTAGTCTTTGACATAGATTACAGAAATGGTGGTTCATTACTTAAAGAATTTGAACCAACTTATACAGTAAAGACAGGCGATGGATTGCATCTATATTACAGAGCCAATGCTGGTGATGTATTTAGAGGCAAGTTAATAGATGGCATCGATATTAAATGGCGGGGTTATGTTGCGACAGCACCATCAATTCATCCGTCAGGTGCCAGGTATACAGTAATCGATGATCGAGATCCGATTGTCGTACCAAATGCAATAAGGGAGCAGGCTACAAAATGACATTCGAAAATGCAGTTTTTTTAACCATAGGTATAATTACACTTTATTGGTTTGTTGCGTTAAAGATTGAGGACCGCAAACAAACACACTATTGGAGAGGCCGTCGGGATGGGTGGGAACTTCATCGCCGCATGATACAAAATAAGCAAGATCAGGTGTTCGATTATGACAAACACTGAGAAATTGTTTGATGATGCAATCGCGCTTATTCATACAAGAGGAAGCCATTATGGTCATCCATATCCACAACACAACCGAATCGCTGAACTCTGGTCGGCATATGTTGGTTATCCAATTACGCCAAACCAAGTCGCTATGTGCATGGCACTGGTCAAAATCAGCCGAAGCGTGGAAAGTCCAGAAATCGATGACCATTATAAAGACGCGCTTGCTTATATTTCAATTGCAAAGACCTGTCATGACGCCATGCAAGACAGCACATTAGATTGGATTGATTAATGGCCTTCAATTTAAATGATTATGAAGATGTTGCTACTTTAAATAAATGGTTTATTAGCACATACAAAAATGGAAGATCGGACATTTCAGTCATAAGTCATGATCCTAGAGAAGGATACATTTTGGTCCAGGCCACATTATGGCGTGATGCCAATGATGATAAACCTGCTGCATCAAATATTGCATTTGGATCCAGGGAAACATTTATGCCGAATATGAAAAAATGGTATGTAGAAGATACAGCCAGTTCCGCATTAGGTAGGGCAATAATCTTACTTAAGGGATCCAACAAAACTGCAACTCAAGATGATATGAAGCGGGTGGAAACTACTGAAACTAAAAGAGTGTATTCACCGCCAGGATCTAGGGCTGCAGCAGTTGAGCAAGCCTTGCGCAAGTCATTTGATGACGAAGTAAAGCAAGCAATTAATCCTGAACCTGTTGCCTGGTCCGTTGGTGATGTTGTAGATCAAATAGGATCTAAGACACCAAATGAACCGCCTGTTTGTTGTGATGCAGGCCACATGCTGAAGCAAGGTGTGTCAAAAGGCGGCAAACCATATTTTGGTTATGTGTGTAAAGGTAAAAACACCGATCATGCTAAATGGGCCAAGATGACTGCAAACGGCAATTGGTACTTTGATGGGCTGGAATAATGGGATACCTTGAAATAATAGATGGATCTGGTTATACGGCTCGATTTGATGACAACGGAGTTCATGTAATTCCGTCAGACATAAAGTGCGATCTATGCGATGATGATCGTATCTTGCAAGATGGCAGGTGCGCTAATTGTTTACAAATTGGCGATGCCTAGTTATGATTACAAATGCGAGTTTTGCCAGACGCAGGTTGAACTTGCATTACCTGTTGACCACGAGGTTCCTGAGTGTGCTGGATGCATGGGGAAACTCAAGCGCCTCTGGTCGGCAGTACCAATTCACTTTAAAGGTGATGGATGGGCAGGTAAATCATGATAATTGATCTGTCTAAAGATGAAGTCAGAGTTTGTACTCAACTAGCAACCGAGCGTTGGTTGACTAAATGGGAATCTATTGATCGGCCTAATTATGCGCAAGGTAAAGCCAATGGCAAACTTGAACACGAATTACTTGCATCGATTAGGGCCAATGTTTGTGAATGGGCAGCAGCAAAGCACTACGGATTAACTTGGAGTGTGCCGTGGTATCCAAATCATGAACACTGGAATCGTAGACATTTACCGGACATAGGGACCACAACAGAGGTTAGATCAGTACGAACTGCCACAGCCATTCCAATATGGGAAAAGGATGAGGATAAGGTAATTGTGGCCACACAATGCCTAGACCTACAATCATTCTCTCAAGTGTTTGTCTATGGCATGACAATATCTACACCATACATGGTCGACGAATACTTTGATGAATCAATTGGTGGTTGGCGCATACCACTGGATGAGTTTGTGGAATCCAATGGAATCACAAGTATTTAAATGTAATGGATGCGCTCGCAAAACCGAGTTCATCTGGATGGAACAATACGATGCACCGCTAGGTTTTAAGATTTATCAATGTAAATCATGCGGTTGTATCGGAACTAAGAATCTGGCTGAAGTTGTAGGTAATGATACAAAGGTCAATCGATGCGATCAATGCGGCTCATGGCAATTCATGGGCCAGAAATGTCATACATGCCTGCTGTTGCTGGATACCTAGAAAGGTGGCTTGAAGATGATGATTACAGATTTATGTGTTGTAAATCACTGTCCACATAGTGAGATAATCCTTAAGGTGGTGTTGAAATGATTTCTACCTATATGATACGCTCTAGATCGCATTCGGCTCAAGGCCGAAAAGCCGAGCCCCGCAGGGGGTTGCTCGGAAGGTGCACGCTAGTTGGGCTCGCTCTATTTGTATTTCAAATCTATAGCCTTGATGTAGCAGAATCTCAAACAATTAAAGTAAATACATTAAAACAAATTACATTCCATAAGATGAATTACAATTTCGAACAATTTTATTGTCTTGATGAGATTGTATGGAAAGAATCACGATGGAACTACAAAGCCAAGAATCCTAAATCAAGTGCGTATGGATTATTCCAGATACTTAAAAGCAAAGAGAAGGATCCTATTAAACAGATTGATAATGGACTTAAATATATTAATGCAAGATACCAGGGTTGTGCATGTACAGCGCTAGCACATCACAAGGCTAAGGGTTGGTATTGATGGCTAAGTCTGGTGTTGGAACTAGGACCTGGCGTAAGACAAGGGAGCGGATACTTCGAAGGGATGGGTTTATATGTCAGTATTGTGGGCAAGAGGCTGATACAGTAGATCACATCATTCCAAGAAGGTTGGGCGGTCCAGATAATGATAACAACCTTTGTGCTGCCTGTTCACGCTGCAATTATTCGAAAGGGGGGCGGTTTTTTGTCAGTAATAGGACACCACCGCCTTCCCTCGATCTTTCTAACCGACGAAATACCTCGATCGGGCACGATCCATTCGAATCGAAATCGTGATGACTGATCCTGGAGCGATCGGATTTAATCTGGCAAAATCGGAAATAGGGGGTGTTCAAACACCGCGTATTCACAGCCAACTCAATGATTTACCATCAAAAGGGCATGAAATGATTGAGTTTGCAAAAGAAATTAATCTCAAACTTATGGAATGGCAAGAGTTTGTTTGCATTCATGGCCACAAGGTTAGACCAGACGGCCGTTGGCATCATTCTGAACTTGGATTGATTATGGCCAGGCAGCAAGGTAAGTCAACTTTGATGATGCTCCGCATATTGACTGGCATGTATGTTTGGGGTGAGGGATTGCAATTGGCATCTGCTCACAGACTTACAACATCCCTGGAAACATTTAGACAGATAGTTAGCCACATCGAACAGAATGACAAACTTGCATCTGAAGTAAAGAAAATCCGATGGCAACATGGAGCGGAAGAAATTGAACTTAAAGGCAATCGCAGATTTGTGGTAAAAGCATCAAACAATGCCGCGAGAGGGTTGAGTAAACCTGAAACCATACATTTGGATGAGTTAAGAGAATACAAGGATGAAGAAGCCTGGTCATCAATGCGTTATTCAATGATGGCTGCTAAAAATCCGCAGGTATGGATTTATAGTTCGGCTGGCGATCAACATAGTATAATTTTGAATAAACTTCGTGAACGCGCTCTTGCAGCGAGTGCGGGAACCTCAGACCCGATCGGTTGGTTTGAGTGGAGTGCCGAACCAGATGCGCCGATTACCCTTCCGTCTGGCGATATTAACTGGCGTGCATTCGCTCAATCCAACCCTTCGTTGGGTGTAACAATTCATCCAGATAATATTCGAGCAGTAATAAATGATCCACAAGATATTGTCCGAACCGAAATTCTCGCGCAGTGGGTTGATACAATAAACTCAGCAATAGATGCTCAAAAGTGGGCACAATGTAAAGTTGATCCAATTCCACTAGATCCAGATAAACCAACCTGGTTTGGATTAGATTGCTCACCAGATCGTAAACATGCAGCCTTAGTTGCTGCTCAAAGATTAGATGGCGAACGATTTAACATGGTTTTACTTCATACCTGGTCAAATGATTATTCATTAAATGATTTTGCCGTTGCCAATGACATAGCGCCTTATGTCAGGAAATATCATGTTGAAACTGTTGCTTATAGCAAAAAAACAAGCCAGGCAATTGCTAGCAGGTTAGTTCCTGCTGGAATACCTGTTACGGATATGGATGGCAGCATTTACAGCGAAAGTTGTGATCGTTGGCTTGGAGCCATTAATTCACACAGATTACAACATGGCGGTCAAGAAGAATTTACTCAGCAAGTGTTATCTGCAGCCAGATTACCTTATGGAGATGGATCCTGGATTATTGGAAGAAGGGCAAGCAAGGTCGCGGTTTGTGCAGCCGTTGCCAGTGCGCTTGCTACATATTTTGCAACTCAGACACAAACAGAAATAGACATACAAATCGCCTAAATGGTATAATCTTTACCAATGGGATTATTCGATCGTTTTACCACAAAACAGGCAGTCGATCAAGTCGATGTTCAAGCGGCGTTAGCGCCATACAATGCGCAACAATTTGTTGGTGGAATGTTATTTGCCACATCAACAGCAACTCGTGAACAATTTATGGCAGTGCCATCTGGCGCTCGTGCTAGAAATATTATTTGTTCAACAGTTGGATCTTTACCATTAGAGCAATATAATCATTTTACAAATGAGCATGTAAGACCACAACGCGTAATTATGCAACCAGATCCAAGAGTTGCAGGATCAGCAATTTATTCTTGGATTGCCGAAGATTTATTATTATTTGGTGTTGCTTATGGAATGGTAATGGAAAATTATTCTCTTACCGATGGTTCAAGAATTAGGTCATGGACAAGAATTGCACCAAACAGAGTTTTTGCAAGTTTAAACACTGATTCAACAGAAATTGAATATTACACAGTTGATGGCAAAAGAGTTCCGCCATTTGGCGCTGGATCTCTAATTGTATTTAACGGATTAGATGAAGGAATACTGAATCGCGCAGGTCGCACAATTAAAGCCGCATTAGCATTAGAAAATGCTGCTGAATTATATGCTAAAGAGCCAATGCCAACAATGGCGCTTAAAGCATCTGGTGCACCATTAACATCTGAAAGAATTTCAAAGTTATTAGAGCAGTGGAAAGTTGCAAGAAATACACGCAGTACGGCATTTTTAAATTCTGATGTTGAGTTACAAGCAGTTGGGTTTGATCCTGCTAAATTACAACTTAACGAAGCAAGACAATATCTTGCATTAGAAATTTCTAGGGCTGCCGGAATTCCTGCATCATTTTTATCTGCAGAAACCACATCAATGACATATTCAAATATGACAGCCGAAAGAAAAGCATTAATTGATTTCTCATTACGGCCAATATTAACTGCAATTGAACAAAGATTGTCAATGGCTGATTTTGTGCCTAATGGCATGGAAATTAGATTTGACATAGATGACTTCTTGCGTGGTTCAGCATTAGAGCGTGCGCAAGTTTACGAAATACTAAACCGCATCGGCGCGATGAGTGTCGAACAAATACAAGAGGAAGAAGACTTAATCCGATGAAGATTAATTTCCCAATTGAGATAACCGCAGCCGATACAAACAAGCGCACAATTTCAGGCAAGATTGTAACCTGGGATGAGCAAGGTTCAACAAGCGCTGGATTGACTGTTTTTGAAAAAGATTCAATTGATTTTTCTAAGCCTGTAAAATTATTGCTTGAGCATGAGCGTACCAAACCTCTAGGAAAACTCATCGACATAACAACAACAGACTCAGGCCTGGAAGCGACATTTCGTTTGGCTAAAACTTTTGCTGCAGATGATGCGCTTGAAGAAGCCGCTACTGGATTACGCGACGGCTTTAGTGTTGGAGTGAAAATTAACGAATGGAAAAACGAAGAAGGCGTATTAAGAATTAAATCAAGTTCATTACAAGAAGTGTCATTAGTAACTGAGCCCGCCATCGACAGTGCAAGAGTTGCCGAAGTAGCAGCGAGCGAAACACCACAGGATTCCGAAGCAACCGCTACGGATGAACAACCAAAGGAGCAACAAGTGTCAGAAGTAACTTCTGAAGCCCCTATCGCCACCGAAGCGGTAGAAGCGGCTCAAACACCAGTTGTAACAGCATCAACTTACATGGCATACACAAAGCCACGCGTTGAC